GAGTGGAACTTTAATATCAATATCAAACGACGATTTACGTCAAGTATTAGAAACACAAGTAATTAGTTCAGCAATTACTTTGAGCGCAGCGGATTCAGGAAAACTTTTTTCTTTGAATGCAGCAGCAGGAGCGCAAATTACACTACCAGCAGTAGCAACTTCAGCGGGTTTAAATTTCCGTTTTACAGTACAAGCGTTATTTGCAACTACAGCTTGGACAATTAAAGCGGCAACAAATGTTATTCAAGGTGGCGTAATTGTTAATTCAGTTAACGTTTTGGGTGCAGATGAAAACACAATTACTTTTGTAGCAAGTGCGGACACAATTGGCGATTTTGTTGAATTAAATAGTGATGGCGTTAATTGGTATGTTTCAGGAGTAGGAGCAACATCAGGCGCAATTACATTAACAGCAGTTTAATTTTTAAAAATTTATACAATGAAAAACATTAATTTAAGTACAACAACATCAATTACCACAACTTACGAAGGTCAGTTTGCAGGTAAATATTTAGCAGCAGCTTTATTAAGCGCACCAACACTTGAGCAAGGCGGAGTAACTATACTTCCAAACGTTGCTTACAAACAAGTTATGCAAAAAGTTGCAACAGGTGACATCGTTGCAAACGCAACTTGTGATTTTACACCAACATCAACTATTACACTTACCGAAAGAGTATTAACAACAGAAGAGTTTCAAGTAAATTTACAACTTTGCAAGTCAGACTTGGCACAATCTTGGCAATCGGCTGAAATGGGTTATTCATCGTTTAAAACGTTGCCAAAATCTTTTTCAGACTTTTTAATTGCACACGTAGCAGCTAAAGTTGCAGCTAAAATTGAAACTACAATTTGGAACGGAACAAACGCAACAGCAGGAGAATTTGCAGGATTTAAAACTTTGTTTTTAGCAGACTCAGACGTTATTGACGTTTCTGCTCCATTGACAACAACTTTAGACGCAACAACAGTAATTGGCGAAATTGGAAGAACAGTAGATTTAATTCCAGCAGCACTTTACGGAAACGAAAATTTAAGAATTTATGTTTCACAAAAGATTGCTAAATTGTACGTTCGTGCATTAGGTGGTTTTGGAGCTTCAGGTTTAGGAGCAAACGGAACAAACACACAAGGTACACAATGGTACACAAACGGAAGTTTATCTTACGACGGTATTCCAATTTTTATGGCTAACGGACTTGGTGCAAACAATATGGTTGCAACAACTGTAGATAACCTTTATTTTGGTTGCGGACTTTTAAATGACAATTCACTTGTTAAAGTAATTGATATGGCTGATATAGACGGTTCACAAAATGTTCGTGTAATTATGCGTTACAATGGAGCGGTTCAATATGGTATCGGTTCAGACGTAGTTCTTTACGGAGTATAACATTAAATAAAAAGCGTAGGCAACTGCGCTTTATTTTATTCATAATTTAAAAACAAAACACAATGGCTTGTTTATTAACACACGGTAGGGAAGAAGTTTGTAAAGAGTTTGTAGGCGGTATTAAGTCAATTTACTTTATTAACTACGGTTTAATGGGTGCAATTACTTTTGATAGTTCAACAGACTTTGAAGACCAAATTGATTCAGTAGCGGGAACGTTTACACTTTTTAAATACGATTTAAAAGGCGCAAATTCTTTTGAGCAAACAGTTACAAGTTCACGTGAAAACGGAACTACATTTGTAGAACAAACTTTAACTTTTACAATTAAAGGTTTAGACGCAGTAACTACAAAGCAAATGAAATTACTTGCTTGGGGACGTCCACACGTTGTAATTAAGACAAACGCTAACAATTTCTTTTTAGCAGGACTTAATCACGGAATGGATGTAACTACAGGTTTAATTTCTAACGGTACTGCAATGGGTGATTTAAACGGTTACACAATGACACTTGTAGGACAAGAAGCAACCCCTGCAAATCACTTGTCCGTTACAGCACCTTACACAGATGCTTTATTAGTTAGTAGTTGTTTCACAGGAGCAACAGTTGACCCTAACTAAATTTAAAAAAAAAATTTTTAAAGCCGTTCGTAAGTTCGGCTTTTTTTTTGTCTTAAAAAAAGAACAAAAACACGAATATTTAATTATAACTATATGATAGTATTAACACCTTCAGGAAGTCCACAAACATTTAGTTTTATTCCACGTGACAATACTTTTAATGTTATGGAACTAACGGACGAACAAACAAACGTAACAACAGCGGTAGCGATTACTTCAAGAACGGTAGGAGACTACATAAACACGATTACAGCAACCTTTAGTTTAGTAGAAGGACATTTTTACAATTTAGTTTTAAGAGTAGGCACAACCATTATATATAAAGACCGTGTTTTTTGCACGGCACAAAGTTTAGTTGCGTTTTCGGTTAACAATAACCAATACGTTTCTAATTCAACAACAAATGATTTTATAGTATATGAATAATTTACACGTTTTAAATTTGTCGGCTTATACGTCACCTGTAGTATCGGAAACAAACCGAGAAAATTGGGTTGACTTTTTAACCGAAGACGGAGCGCAATACTTCCAATTTTTAATTGAGAGATATAGCAATTCAACAACGAATAACGCTATTATAAACAACGTAGCACGATTAATTTACGGAAAAGGATTAAGTGCATTAGACGCTAATAAAAAGCCGAATGAGTATGCACAAATGATGTCTTTATTTCATAAAGAAGATGTACGAAAAATGGTTTTGGATAGAAAAATGTTCGGACAATTTGCTATTCAAGTACATTATAATGACAAGCACGACAAAATATTAAAAGCATATCATATACCTGTTAATCTTTTACGAGCTGAAAAATGCGATAAAGACGGACAAATAACAGGTTATTACTACTCGGATAATTGGGACGATACTAAAAAGTTTGCGCCAATTAGATTTAACGCTTTTGGATATAGCAAAGAAAAAATAGAGATATTATTTTCTAAACCTTATTCAGTTGGAATGAAATATTACGCTTATCCGGACTATCAAGGTGCTGTACCTTATACACTTTTAGAAGAAGAAATTGCAGACTATTTAATTAACGAAGTTCAAAACGGATTTAGTGGAACTAAAGTTGTAAACTTCAACAACGGTGTTCCAACAGACGAACAACAAAGTATAATTTCAAATAAGGTACTTGACAAGTTAACAGGAAGTAGGGGACAAAAAGTTATTGTAGCTTTTAACAACAACGCAGAAAGCAAAACAACGGTTGAAGATATTCCGCTAAACGATGCTCCAGAACACTACACGTACTTAAGCGAAGAATGTTTACGCAAGATTATGTTAGGACACAATATAACTTCACCTTTATTATTTGGTGTTGCTTCAACAAATGGCTTTTCAAGTAACGCAGAAGAACTAAAAAATTCAAGTATTCTTTTTGACAATATGGTTATTAGACCATTCCAAGAAGAAATATTAGATGCTTTTGATAGCATATTAGCATACAACGGAGTAGCTTTAAAGTTATTCTTTAAGACTTTACAACCACTTGAATTTACGGACTTGGAAAACACGCAAAACGCTGAACAAGTTGCAGAAGAAACAGGCACAGAATTAAGCGCACACACAAACCCTTTAATTGATTTAGGCGAAGACGTAAACCCTGAATGGATATTAATAGACGAAAAAGAAGTTGACTACGAAAACGATGATAAAGAAAATGAGTTATTGAGTAAAGAACCTAAACAAAGTTTGTTGTCTAAAATTGTAAACTTGGTTAGTACAGGAGAAGCAAGACCAAACATAACAAGCGCACAAGATAAGATAATTAAGCAATTAAAATTTATTGTACGTTATAAATATGTAGGTGCAATAAATGAAAAAACAAGACTTTTTTGTACTCAAATGATAAGCGCAAATAAAATATACAGGAAAGAAGATATTGTAGCAATGAAAGACGTAGCAGTAAACGAAGGATGGGGCCCGAAAGGCGCACCGACATACGATATATTTTTATACAAAGGTGGTGGAAATTGTTATCATCGCTGGAACAAGCAAGTTTATGTTGTTCCTTTAGGAAAGGGAATTAATATAAATGAAGCAAAAAAAATAGGACAATTAAAAGCAGCAATTAGTGGTTATTTAGTTGTTAATCCTGAACTTGTTGCAAAACGTCCTGTTGATATGGATAACTACGGATTTTTACCAAGCAACCCACAACCACCAAGAACAATAACACGATAATGGCAGAAGCACTTTTAGTCACAAGACAAGATTTAGTTAAATTCACTTCGTTAAACGGAAACGTTGACACGGACAATTTTATACAATACATCAAGATTGCACAAGATACAGACTTGCAAAATTTCACCGGTACAAAGCTATTAGACAAGATAAAAGCAGACATAATAGCAAATACATTAAGTGGTAATTATTTAACGCTTACAACGACTTATTTAAAGCCGATGCTTATTCATTTAGCAATGAAGTATTATTTGCCGTTCGCAGCTTACACGATTTCAAACAAAGGTGTTTACAAACATAATTCCGAAAATAGCACAAGCGTAGAAAAAAACGAAATAGATTTCTTAATTGAAAAGGAAACGCAAATAGCACAACACTACACACAACGTTTTATTGACTACATAAGCAATAACAATAATTTGTTTCCTGAATACAATTCAAATTCCAATAGTGATATGTTTCCAGATACAAACAATAATTATAGCGGATGGTACATTTAAAAACATACAAACCCAAAGAAGTCAATATCGTAAAGTTAAAGACTTACTTAAAAAAATTAGAAAATGGCAAATAGTAACGGATGGGGCGATGGTGCTTCAAACAATAATATAGGTTGGGGACAAGGCGCACTAAACACAATTGGTTGGGGAAAATCACATTTAGTATCTTATGCAGGTTTAACTGATATTGTAGGTTCACCTGTTCCGGCTTTAGTAACTGCATTTGAATTAAGAGTTACTACAGATGGCGGAACAATGGAAGCCAATTCTTGCTTAAACACGGAATTAACAAATTTAAATAGTATAGTATGAGTTTATTAGACGATGCAAGTTTAATTGTAACACCTAACGGATATAAAGCAAGTAAATTATATAGCGTAAAACCTACCAGTGGTTTAGGCGATATGGATGTTGTAAGAGCAACAACTGCAACAAGGGTAAATAGTAGTAATCTTATAGAAAGTGTTGCTATCAATGTGCCACGTTTAGATTATACAGGTGGTGGTTGTCCAAGTATATTGGTTGAGCCTGCAAGGACTAATAGAGTATTAAGGAGTGAAGAGTTTGACAATGCAAGTTGGACTAAAACAAACACGACTATAACCGCAAACTCATCAACCTCTCCTGATGGAACATCAACTGCTGATATATTAGTTGAAAATAGCACATCAAATGTTGTTTTTGGAGTTAACGCTCTTTCAAGACCAAGTGGACTTACACTTACAACTACTTATTCAGTATCTTTTTTCGCTAAAAAAATAACAAGAGATTTTTGTTATTTTAATGACTTTAATGGATTCCAAACTCCTATTGTAAAAGTTTTTTTTAATTTACAAACGGGATTAGTAGGTAATACATCTGCTGGAGTTTTAAACCCTAAAATGGAAAATTATGGTAATGGGTGGTATAGATGCTCTTTTCAATTTGTTGCAACAAGTGCAGCAGGAACACAAATTGATTATCGTATTGCTTCTGCAACTACTGATAATGTTTTAACTTATACAGGTGTAATAGGACAACAAGCTATTGCTATATGGGGAGCTCAATTTGAAACAGGTGCAAACGCAACATCCTACATTCCTACAACAACAGCTACAGTAACTCGTAATGCTGATGTGATTAGTAAGACAGGTATAAGTAGTTTGATAGGTCAGACAGAGGGGACTGTGTTTGTAGATTTCAATAATCAATTATTAAGCTCAACTTTATTGTGTTTAAATAAAAATTCTACAAATAGTATATTTTTAACAACTTCATCATCAGGAAGTTTATCGGGTAGAGTTTATGCAAATTCCGTTAGTTATTCAACATCTTTTTCGGGATATACAACTTTAAATCAAGAAATTAAAATGTGTTTGAAATATGGAAGTTTTGGAACAAAATTATTTATAAATGGAGAATTAAAATCAACAAACTCTACTCCTATTGTTTTTACAGCTTCATTATCTTCTATAAACTTAAACGATGACATTGTCTTAAATGGAAATGCTACAATAAGAAATAATTCATCAATAATTTTTACAACTGCTTTAACTGATGCACAATGTATATCTTTAACAACTGTATAATATGAACATTTACAAACTTAAATACACGAACAAAGAAACTGCAATGAAAGACCTACTAAAAAAAGGTGTTTATGTAGAAACTGATGAAGGTTTTACATACGCTACAGGTGTTCACGCAGTAGTTGAGATAGGTAAGATTATCACTACTGATGGCACTTATGATGAAGAAGGTAATGAACTTACTGCTCCTATTTATGCAAGTGGCTACCATTACGATGTGATGTGTGAGCAAGAGATAGACTTTGGAAGTAACGCAATAGAAGTAAACAATCCTAAACATTGTTTTTTAGGACATAATTAATATGAAAACAAATATTTTAGCAGTTTTATATTTCGTGTTTGGCTACATAACTTCGTTTTCTTTAATGGTTCAAGGAACTGAACTTTACATTAATTTAGCCGGAATCACTTTATTTTTTTATTTAACATTTAGCTTAACGGATGCGCTTGAAAATTTAGGATTATGAAACTACAATTTTACTTATTACTTTACACAATTAAAAATTCAGCGTTGAAACTTATAACAATTTGCTTTTCGTTTTTTTTACCTATTAGCGGAATACTTGGACTTTTATTTGCATTAATATTGTCAGACACCGCTACAGGAATTTGGAAAGCAAAACACCAAAAACAAGAAATAACATCACGCAAACTTTCAGCAATTATTTCTAAATTGTTGCTTTATGAACTGACCGTTATACTTTTTTATTTAATAGACTTTTATATTCTTAACCAAATAATTTTACAATTCTTTTCCGTTCCTTTAATGCTTACAAAAGTGTTAGCGTTGGTACTTGCTTCAATAGAAGTTATGAGTATAAACGAAAATTACAAAGTTGTTAAGGGAATAGATTTATGGCAGTCGGCAAAGTTATTATTTGCACGAGCAAAAGAAGTTAAAGACAACATTAATAAGTTAAAATGAATTTAAGCGCACACGTTACATTAAAAGAGTTTCAATCTTCAGGATTAGCAACGTTACGAAACCTTAACAACCAAATGAACGAGTCGCAAATTGCGTCCGCAAAACTTTTGTGTGAAAAAGTGTTTGAACCTTTAAGAATTCACTTAAACATACCGATACAAATTAGTTCGGGTTTTCGCAGTTTACAGGTTAATAAAATGATAGGCGGTTCAAAGACTTCACAACATACAAAAGGCGAAGCAATGGACTTGCAAATCGGCGCTAAAGGGTTTAATTTTATAAAAGACAAGTTAGAGTTCGACCAACTTATTTGGGAGTTTGGAAACGATGAAAATCCGTCTTGGGTTCACGTTAGTTATAGTTCTAAAAATCGTAAACAAGTATTAAAAG